GATTCAGAGGAGTTAATTTTCACTGGAATGACTACAGAAATTACACCTGGCAAGAAGTAGCAGGTATGTTACATGTAGTGAAAGATGATGAAATAGAATATATGAAGACTATTCCGTATGGATATTTCCTCAGAACTGCTAAATAACTAAAAATAGTGTCATAATATGGCAGACGCACCAGACACCTCTAGTGAAGCAACTGACCAAGGAGGAACTTCTTCTTGGACTTTTCTAGATGGAACTAGATATGAAACTTATGCATTTCCAGACGGAACTACCCCAGCCATATATAATTCTGATGGAGAGAAAATAGGAGACTGGAGTAGTAGTGATGTATGGAAAGCAGTCTCAGGAGATGATGACAAACTATTTTTCGATTATGGTTCAGATTTTAGTGAAGCAACCTATCAAAATATTAATTTTAACTTCAATGAAGAAGAGAGAAATAATGTCAGTTGGTCATATTGGATAGATAAAGACAACAGCGAAGAAAAAGAGAATCCAAATCCACCACCAACAACTACTTTCAGTGTTCAAGGAGTAAGTAAACCTAAACCCGGAACTCTATGGGGTGAAAAAGCCTTCTCACAAAGAAGTAAAACACTAATCTACCCTGAAGACCATTCTTCAGAAAATTTTGATTTTATAAAAATTACACCTATTGAATATGTTCCTGCTCTAAGACAAGACAATGTAAAAGGAAGAGGAAACGCTACTGCAATCAATCCAGGTTCTGAAGAATGGTTTGGATTCAGAAATATTGAATCCCGTTATCTGAGAGTAAAACAAGTAGGTTCTACCATGTTCTTACCAATGACTCCTGATATCTCCGAAAATAATGCTGTTGATTGGGGTGGTGATCGGATGAATGCAATACAAGCAGCAGCAGGAAAAATAGCATTTGATACTATTGGTCAAGCAGGAAGTGGTGATGTTAGAGGAGCAGTGTCAAATTTTCTTTCAGACACGGGAGATGCAGCACAAGCATTCATAAAAAATCCTCAAATTGGAAATTTTATTAAAGCATACTTTGCAGGTCAAGCAGTTAATACAAACCTTTTAGGAAGAGCAGGTATAGTTATTAATCCAAATCTAGAAGTTCTCTTTAATGGTCCTGCACTAAGAACTTTTGCATATAATTTCAGATTTACACCAAGAACTGAATCTGAAGCAACTACTGTGAGAACTATCATAAAAGTTCTTAAAAAGACTATGGCACCCAAAAGAAGAGATAAAATATTTTTAACTCCTCCAGCAGTTTATAAAATTAAATATATCTTTAACAGTGAAGATGATGATCATCCATTCTTAAATAAGATTAAACCATGTGCATTAACTGGTTTTAATGTTCAATATGCACCAGATGGAAACTATATGACATATGATGATGGTTCAATGACTTCTTATAATGTTCAAATGAACTTCAGCGAACTAGAACCAATCTATAATGATGATATTGATGATGTAGATGACAGAACAACAGGATTCTAAAGATGGCTAGACCTTATTTCAGACAAGTTCCAGATCTTCTGTATGTTGATAGACAACCAGGAGAAAAAACTATCTCGGCATATTCTAAAACTAAGAATCTGTTTAAAAGAGCAAAATTAAGAGAAGATATCTATTCAAATCTTGCTTTCTTTACCAAATATAAGATAGAAGGGGATGAAAGACCTGATAATGTAGCAGAAAAAGTATATGAAGATCCTACATTAGACTGGGTGGTTCTGTTATCAAACAATATTACCAACATTCAAACAGAATGGCCAATAAGTGAGAATTCTTACCATAATTTTTTAATTGACAAGTATGGAACAGAAGATAAATTACATGACGTTCATCATTATGAATCTACTGGTGTAAAAAACAGAGCAGGTTCAGTAATAGTAAAAGAAGGTATCCATGTTCCCGTGGGATTCGCTGTTACCTATTATGATAATAAATTAGGAACTACTGTAACAGCATCTAGTAATATGACCAAAACAGTAACTAACCTAGATTATGAAAATGAAATTCAAGATAATAAAAGAAATATCTTCCTCTTAAAAACACAATATTTAAATGTTATCTTTAATGATCTCGATAATATTATGAAATACAAAAAAGGTTCCACTCAATTTGTGAGTGAAACCCTTAAGAAAGCAGAAAATATTAGACTCTACTCTAGTTGATTATTCCTCAGCTAATTTCTGGAAATAACTTAGAGCATCATCTTCATCTGAACTAGCAGATGCTACAGGAGCAGCAGCGACTGGTGCTTTACTCTTGAAATCAGGAGTAAATGATCCACGACCATCACTCTCGTTCTCCAACTCTTCGTCAAATACACGACGAGTAGCAGGTCTTGCACCTAAAACATAATCAAGACGCTTCTTCAGGTCATCATATGACTTGAATTGATCAGAAGCAGTAAGAGCAGTTAGGGAATATTCTTTATTCCAAAGTGCTTCTAATGCATCCTCATCTTCAAGGAGAGGTGATACTGAATCGAACTCTGACTTATCATAGTTCCAGTAACCATCCTTCTTAACGATCTTCAATTTGAAGTTTGCACCTTGCCAGAAATCAAAAGGATTGATTGGAGTTTCATCCTCAAACTCTGGTTGCATTGCTTCCATAACCTTGTCAAAGATCTTCTTACCATATTTGAATAAGAATACTTTACCCTCATTTTGAGGATTAGTAGGATCTTTAACAACATAGATGTTACTATAGTAAGAAAGCTTACGCTTCTGTCTACGAACAACATCCTTATCAGATTCATTACCACTGTTCCAGAGTTCACGATTGTGCTCTGATACAGGATCCTTACCACCAGTTGTGGTCAAGGAGTTTTCAATATACCAACCACCTGGTCCTTGAAATGCATGTGAATACATTTTTGCCCAGGGAATCTCTTCCCCTTCAGGTGCTGGTAAGAAACGAACAACGGCATAACCGTTACCGGTTTTGTCTAGTTCAGGTTTCCAAAGACGCTCATCTGCGCCTCCAGAAGTGGTATTCATCTTCTCTACTTCTTTGACTAACTTCTGGGTCAGTGAACCAAGAGAAGACTGTTTCTTAAGGTCTTTAAAAGACATTCGGATTACCTCGGATTAATTGGATTTGGCTTGTGTGTACCTTCTTATTCTACTAGATAGAACTTTGTCTGTCAATCTGTTGACGCATCATGTTTATCGATTGAGTCATATTATTAAATATCACTTGCATATCAACATCAGATGGAAGACCCATCGCTACAGCTCCTTTACAAATTTCTTCTTTCATCCTTTTAGCATCGGGATCATCCGAAAGACTAAGACGAGTATAAAGAATTTGTTGTTTACTCAATAGTTTTTCCAACACTTCAACATGATATTTTTTATCTTCCAAGCTCATTGAAGGAAAAGTAAAAACATTACTGTAAACTTCTTCTTGAAGTTCTTGGATTTCCACCATTTCTGCGCGGACCATTTCGGAATCGAAAAAACTCATAGCACTACTTTCTGTAGGATTTTTTTATAATGGGGTACATCTATATTTAGGAAAGGAGAATACTTTTTCATCTTTTTACTGACGGTTTCCCACACGGGGTCATTCAGTTTTTTATCAAAGTTCTTTCCATATTCAAATATTCTATCACAAATGAGCAGAGTTTCAAGTGAGGTGTTCCCACCCAAATAACTTCTCAAAATAGGGGGATGACCGTCAGAACAATCAAATACTTCATCTACTGTATTTTCCTCAAAAAGAGAATTTACCTCTTCTTTAAAAATATATGAAAGTGACTGAATTTTCTTTTTCCAATCAATATAGCGTTCTTCACCTTCTTTAATCATTTCACCAATCCACATAGTTCCAGGATCAGTAGAATATATGAAATTAGAGACAAAAAACTCTTCTACCTCTTTATCACTCTTTTGTCTTGCAAATTTCTCAAACCAAAATCTATCCTTTCTCTTATAAAAGGCTTGATTAGTTGCTCTAGTCTTACCACGATACTTGATATAATCATAATGATCTTTAGTAAAATGGTTCTTTAGAGCGAGATAACAACGATAAGCATCAGCTGGCATCATCTACCTGTACTATATTAAATGCAAGAGTAATTCTTTCTTTATTAACAATCTGTGGTTCTACATGATGTAATACCTGAGAAGGGAACATCACCATAGTTCCATCTTCTCCATCATAACCACATCCATACTCATCAAATATAGTAGGATGTCTATGATTCTTATAATATATCACCCCTGAAATAAATCCTGCATGGTTATGTTGAGGATTATCATCTCCCTTATAGGAGAAATTACTCCACATATCGTAAGCATCAAAATGCCCTTCCCACTTTCTTAATTTAAATTCTCTATGTTCTTTTCCTCCACCCCAATACTTTGCAGTTAATCTCAAGACCCATGCCAACCATATTGACTGCTCAATTAGATGCGCCGATATTGAAGTCTGATATGAATTATGCTTCCTTCCATCCATTGATTTATACCCTACATTCTCATGGGCTTTCAATTCTGCCAATGGACTATCTTTAAACTTCTTACTTTCCTTTATCCATCCCCCAATTTCTTTCTGAATTTCTTTATGAATTCTAGTAACCATTACAGGGCAATTTTCCTGCAATTTATACATATCTAATAATTTCGTCATGCCAAAAGGTAATAGGGTGATTTTTTACCGGAGATTTTTTCCCGACTTTTTTGGAAAAAAAAGTTGATTTTCCCCTCAGATAGGAAGTTTTGCGCGAGAAGTCTTCTTCATAAAGTTTAACTGCTGTGCATCATACTTTATCTTTTCTTTCAATGGTTTAGAGATAAGTTTAGGAACTGACTCCACATCAATGGTATTCTTATCACAAAAATGAACTATGGCATCAATATAATTCATATCTTTATTATTAAGAACAAGTGATTCTATTTCCTCTGCAAAACGAGCAGGGCAAAAGAACTTGCTCTCCATTGCTTTTTCTAATTCATTTTTCGGCATTCGCTGCTGTCCCAGTATTGTTACTAACAAATTCTTTAATATACCGAACTAATAATTTAATATAATCCCCTTTGTTTCTTTTGTCAAATACTTTTACCTCACCACCAGGAGTTACCATGATAGTAATTAATTTCTTGACAGGAATTTCAGTTAGTTCATAGTAAGCAGCAGCATAGAAGGTCTCCTGTACGAAATAGTTTTCCATCCATTTCTCAGGTTTAATCTTCTCAGAGGTTTTAAAATCTATTACTGCTAACTCTCCTTCATACTCCGCAATACAATCAACTCTACCAGCAAGACCTAAGTATTCTGAGTATAAAGTTCTTTCTATAGCGTGTATGTTATTTATCTTATCCAGATATGGAGTAGCATGATGAAACATAAACTTAGTAGCAGGAAGGTAATCCTCCCACACCAGATCTCTATTTTCCAAATATGCTTGAGCAGCTTCGTGAAA